CCGTAACTCGTGGTTCAACAGGTGGTCATCCTCCAAGCGCAACCGCCCGTGCCGCAGGTACATGGACAGCAACGACCACCCCATCACTCAGTAACCTTGGTGGATTGTGGACAAGTCCTGCCATGTCTACGCTCACAACAGATGCTGATTATCCCGTGTTTGCATTTCAGAATCCCACAGGAACAGCCACACTTCCAGGTAAAACTTTATATATTACCGGTGTTCGCGTTGGTGAAGCGTATGTTTCGGCTGCTGCTTCCACCAATGCTATCTTCCTGTCGTACATTCTGATGGTTGGTTCAAGCGCAGCCGCCACAAGCACCCCAGACGCAGCCACAACTGTTGCAGGCAAGTCTATTGTAATCGGCGGGCACGGATTCTCTGCAACCGAAGCCGTTGGCAACTACAAGAACGGCTTTGAAATGCGTTTTGACGCACCCCTCATGGTTCCTGCGGGTCACTTCTTTACTTTTGTGGTGCGTCCATTTGGTACAGTCACAAGCAATACACTAGTAGTCACAAGCAGTCTTGCAGTTAACGGATACTTTGAGTAATGGCAATACTTCAAATAGTACAATCTCAACACGGTGTTCCGGCTACCTACTGGAAAATTACATCCGTCAGTTTTAATTTGAACGGCTCTTGCACCATGCTGGTGAACGGCTACTTTGACGAGGCTGCTCGTGAACAAAACTACGAGTCCATGAAGCAGTTCTCGTACACTGTGCCGTCCACAGAGATGGAAATAGTATTCCCGTCAGGATTCAATCTTGAGTCTGCGTATCAGTATGTAAAAACACAAGGTGAGTTCTCGTTTGGTTCCGTGTCTGTGTGATGATCTAATTTAGAAAGAGTATACAATGGGTATTAAACCTCAAGGCGGAAACAATACACCAAACCTAGCGAGTGTGAACACGCGGAACCAACTCCAAGTGGTTACACCAAAGGATTTAACTGGTGGATTGAGCGGTGGTTTCATTCAGATTAGCAGTGAAGTAGACGCAGGAAAAACGGTGGGAAGACGAACCGTGCTTGCGCTTGAATGTTCAGACGATTATCGTCTTCGTGTTGGTACAGATCAAACTATATTCAATGCAACATTTGAAGGCACAACTAATTTTACCACACAATTCAGTTCAAATCTTTCAGGATTTGGTTCACAGCAGTCAAACGGTCTTCTTACTATAAACAATCTTAGTGCTACCTCCGCCAGTAATTATGGTTATCTGCGTACCTACCGCCACTTCCCCACATTTGGAACTTACCCGACATATCTAGATTTATGGATTCAAGAAAAACAACATACGGCTCTAAATGCTATCAGCGAGTGGGGATTCCTCTATATTACTAGCGGAAGCACGCAACAACCTATTGACGGCGTTTATTTCCGTCGCACGCAGGGCGGTCAGTTGAAAGGCATCATCACAAACAACTCTTTGGATCTTGAAGAAATTGATATTGATACTACTAATGTTCCTTCTCGTGATGGAGTTGGTCTATATGATCCCAATGAAACTCAACACTACCTCATCTCGTTTCACAATGATGTGGTTCGTTTTTGGATTAATGATGTGGTAGTTGGTGAAATTGCCTGTCCTTCTCAATTAGCAATTTTTGCCGCTTCCACAAACCTACCTGTTGGTTTGCGTGTACTTAATGTTAGTACCACCTCTGCGGCTCGCCAACTTTCGGTTGGATATGTAAATGTTGCATTAGGAGATCAGAATACCAACAAGCCGTGGTCGCACGCAATGGTTGGGTTTGGTCAAGGTGCGTATCAAGTGCAACAGGGTAATTCTTCAGGCCCAACTGTGACTCGTACAACAGGTGCATTCGGGCATCCTGCAAGCGCAACCGCTCGTATCGCAGGTACATGGATAGCAACATCGTCTCCTGGACTTAACAACCTTGGTGGATTGTGGACAAGTCCTGCCATGTCTACGCTCACAACAGATGGTGATTATCCGATATTTGCTTTTCAGGGTTCTACAGGTACAGCAGCAGTTCCAGGCAAAACCTTGTATGTAACAGGTGTTCGTATTGGAGACACTAGCGTAACAACGGCTCCAGGATTAACTGGCGTATTCATTTCATACATTGTAATGGCAGACGGATCAGCAATTGCTACATCCACAACAGATGCCGCAACAAGCACTTCAGGAAAATCCATTTGTATTGGTGGACAAGGATTCTCTCCGTCTGAAGCAGTCGGAACCATGAAGCCAGGATTTTCAATGGATTTCAATTCTCCGCTTGTTATTCCTGCTGGTAAATATTTAACTGTTGTGGCGCGTCCATTCGGTACACTTGCTGGTAATACACTAATCGTAACAGGTAGCGTTGCATTCAACGGATATTTTGAATAATCAGTAAACTGATTGACACACGAAAAATTCATGCTATACTTACCCGACTCCTCCGCTTTTGGGGGAGTCGTGTCCTAAATACAGGAACACTACAACTAGGAGAAATAAAATGAGTGACTTCAACGGATTGCCTACCCCTTATCAGTCGTTTATCCATCTTTCGCGTTACAGCAGATGGATGCCAGAAAAGAATCGCAGAGAAACATGGGAGGAAACCGTTGCTCGTTATTTTAATTTCTTTGAGAAGCATCTTGAAACCAAGTGTGGATACAAAGTGGAGAAGTCGGTTCGCAACGAACTTGAAACTGCTGTTCTGAATCTTGAAGTGATGCCTTCCATGCGAGCATTGATGACCGCAGGTGAAGCACTTGAGCGTGACCATGTTGCAGGTTACAACTGTGCGTTTGTTGCTCTGAATCGTCTTCGTGCGTTTGATGAAATCCTGTACATCCTCATGTGCGGCACAGGCGTAGGCTTCTCGGTTGAGCAGCAGTTTGTAAACAAGTTGCCAACAATTGCAGAAGAGTTCAGCGACAGCGATACCGTAATCGTTGTTGAGGACAGCAAGATTGGTTGGGCAAAGGCATACAAGGAACTAATGTCGCTGCTTGTTGGTGGTCAGATTCCAAAGTGGGATACTTCAAAGGTTCGTGGTGCTGGCGCAAGACTCAAGACCTTTGGTGGTAGAGCATCTGGCCCAAGACCACTTGAAGACCTGTTCCGTTTCTGTGTTGATACCTTCAAGAAGGCAGCGGGTCGCAAGTTAACTTCTATTGAGGTGCATGATATCGTTTGCAAGATTGCTGAGATTGTTGTGGTGGGCGGCGTTCGTCGTTCTGCTCTCATTTCTCTATCCGATCTGAACGATGAGCGTATGCGTGGAGCCAAGACGGGTGCATGGTGGGAAGCCAACGCACAGCGAGCCTTGGCTAACAACTCTGCCGTCTACAAGGAGCGTCCTGAAGTTGGAACATTCATGGAAGAATGGCTATCACTTTACAACTCTAAGTCAGGCGAGCGTGGCATCTTTAATCGTGATGCTGCCAAGCGAACTGTAGCCAAGTTGGGTGATCGTCGTGATTCAAACCATGAGTTCGGAACTAATCCTTGCTCAGAGATTATTCTTCGTGATCGTGAGTTCTGCAATCTCAGCGAGGTTGTGGTTCGCAGAGAAGATACGGAAGAAACTCTGAAGCGTAAGGTTCGTCTTGCCGCAATTCTTGGCACATGGCAGGCTAGTCTTGTAGACTTCCGTTATCTGTCAAGCGAGTGGCGCAAGAACTGCACCGAAGAAGCCTTGCTTGGTGTGTCTCTCACAGGCATTTTGGATAATCCAATCATGCGAGATAATCGTGAAGGTCTACACAACATGCTTAACGATCTTCGTGAACATGCCGTAGAAACAAACGCAAAGTGGGCAAGCAAACTTAAGATTTCTCCTGCCGCAGCAATTAGTTGTGTGAAGCCAAGCGGAACCGTATCGCAGTTGACGGATGCGGCTTCAGGCATTCACGCTCGTCACAATCCGTATTATATTCGTACCGTTCGTGCAGATCGCAAAGACCCGCTGTGTCAATTCATGTTGGACAAGGACTTCCCCGCAGAGCCGTGTGCCATGAAGCCGGATTCGGTTATGGTGTTCTCGTTCCCGATGAAGTCACCCAAGGGATGCATTACACGAAACGATATGACTGCGGTTGAGCATCTTGATCTGTGGCTCACCTATCAGAATCATTGGTGCGAACACAAGCCATCAATCACCGTTACCGTGAAGGAACACGAATGGGTAGAGGTTGGTGCATGGGTCTACAAGCACTTGGATGCAGTATCAGGTATCTCGTTCCTACCACACTCGGATCACTCCTACAAGCAGGCTCCATATCAGGACTGCACCAAGGAGGAATACGAAGCCTTTGTGTTGCGTATGCCTAAGGATGTAGATTGGACTGAGTTAAGCAAGTATGAAAAGGAAGATAATACCGCAGGAACTCAAACCTATGCTTGCTCGGCTAACTCATGCGAAATCGTAGACCTCGTGGCAAACTGACCCCCATAAATAATGGGGTGAAAATTGTAGGAATTGACTATTCGTTATGCTCGCCGTGTGTTGCTGTAACAACAGACGGCGGGCTATCCTACCAAGCCCATTATCTTACTCAAACTAAAAAGTTTCTAGGTGATTTTAAATTTGGTAACTTTTTAATAAAAGGATGGGAATATCCTGCTTGGACGACACCTGAGGAACGCTATCAGGGGCTCTCAGAATGGGCTATAAGCCTCGCTGGTGCGTCCGAGCGAGTAATGATAGAGGACTATGCTCTTGGAGCCAAAGGGCGTGTTTTCCATATCGGAGAGAACGCTGGATTATTAAAATGGAAACTGTGGAATCTTAAAATACCGTTCTCTGTAGTGGGTCCAACAGTTCTTAAAAAATGGGCAACAGGTAAAGGAAATGCCGATAAAGAGAAAATGCATGAAGCATTCAAGCAGCGTTTCGGATTAGATTTGCAAGCCCGTCTATCAGGCGGTAAAGGCAAGATAGGCAATCCAGTAAGCGATGTGGTAGATGCCGTATGGCTCTGTCAGTACGCGATAGAGAATTAAGGAACAGCAATCCAAGTTTCTAGTGTTGCAGTCATTCGCTTCCAACGATTGGTTCCCACACAAATGTACAAAGTATCAGAACTCCAAGCAATCTGTCCTGTTATCCCTGCACTAGTTGCTGTTTCTGGTGGAGCAACCGCGCCTGTTGCTGTTATTGGATAAAGGCGTACATTTCCTGTTAATCCGTTATAAGATTGAACATAATCCCCAACAGGCCCCGTTGCTCCTGTAGTACCTTTAGGGCCAGTTGCACCTGTAGCATTATCCAATGTCCAAGTATTTGCTGCTGTTCTTTTTAGATATCCTGTACCAGTCACAGCAGCGATTGCATCAAGATC